CTGGTGAAAAAAAGGATTCTGATGAAAAACCTAAAGAAGATGAAGAAGATGATGATAAAAAAGAAAAAACATCTGAAAAATTAAATTATTATACGTATCATCAAAAATTATTTGAACAAAATTTGAAAAAAATAAATAAGTTTTTAAATGAAAATAAAAGATATAGATGAAGAGTTTTTTAGAATTAGATGAAGGATTGCAAATTATTACAAATAGTTATGGAGGGTCTGTAGTTAAAAAGAAAAAATTAACAAGTCTTCCGGAACTATCTTATGGACCAAATTTTAATGGATTATTTGCAAATAAAGATTTTAATGCAGGAGAATGGATTGAGTCGGTACCATATATTGAAATTCCTAAATTTAGTTTTGAAAAGTTCCCTTTAGATAAAGTTTTTAAACTATTAGAAGATGTTTATGTTATACCATTAGGTTGGGCAAGTTTAATAAGATATTCAAAAGATCCCAATGTTGATTGGGAATGGGATTACGATGATGAATTAATTCACATCTATGCTCTAAAAAATGTTCAACGGGGTGATGAATTATTTATTTCATTTTTAAGAAAAATAAAACTAAAAAAAGATTAAATCATGGCAAATTTAAAAGTAACAATCAAAATAGAAAGTACCGAACTGTTTCCATCACCTGTTAATCAAACCTCTGTTCATAACCTAATTGTTAATGGGACATTTATTGGTTTTACAAAATTGCAATTGGATACTACTCCTACTAAAATAAATCAAGGTGCTATTAATGGTCCTTCATTGAGCGCATATTTATATGTGATGGCTCCTTTAACCAATTTGCAAACAGTATTTATAAAGAAAGGAACGGATCTTGAACCATTCATTAAATTGCTTCCCGGTGATTTTGCATTTATACCTTATGGCGCGCAAACTTCAGTTGAAGATTTATCGGCATATACGGCAGGCGCCGGAGCTGCATCAATACACTATTTTATCGCAGAAAAGGATTAAATAGGATTACTATAAGAATTTTTATTAAAACACCATTACAAATGGTGTTTTTTTATTTTTTTAAACAAACCATATCTTTTTTTATTTTTTTATAAAAACAAAAAAAAAATGAAACTAATTATTGTAGAAGGCATGGATAGGACTGGAAAAGACACAATAATCCAATCTTTGTATAATCAATATCATAATTTGGGTGTTGAGTTTACTTCTAAACACTTTAAAAAACCTAAAAATAAAGGTTTTTTAGGATTATCTGAGCAAATAAAGACTTTTAATAATGCTTTTTTAGAAGATTATGAAAAGCGTGATCAACCAGGTGTAATTGTTTATAATAGATCATATTTAGGTGAATGCGTTTATGGACCTTTATATAGAAATATTAATAGGGAATATTTTGAATGGGTATGGACATTAGATAAGATTTATACTGATAGTTTTGATGATATTAGTCTAATTATTCTTGATGCTTCACCAGAAGCATTATTAAAAATTGATGATGGTAAAGGATTTTGGAAAACAATTGAAAACATTAAGAATGAAAGAGCACTTTTTTTAGAGATTTTTTCAAAATCTAGTATAGGTAGGAAGATATTATTGCCAACTTTTGATGAAATGGGCAAAAGAATAGATAAAAATGAATTATTTAAAGTGATTTTTAATTTTATAAACCTAAATCAATCTTATGTTAAGCATAAATAAGCAAATTAAAAATATTTTACGCCAAATTTTAGAATCTAAAGACGCAGAAATCACTATAAATGGCAATAAATGTTATGAAATTTTAAATCAACAATTCATAATTGATCCTACTAGACCTATTATTTCATTTTCAAACCGACCATTTAATTGGAAATATTTTTTAGGTGAAATAGTGTGGTATTTAAAGAGAACAAATGATCCAAAATTTATTTCTAATTTTTCTAAATTTTGGAATGGGTTAAAGAATCCCGATGGTACTGTAAATTCAAATTATGGGTATCAATTATTTGGTGAAAATCCCTATAATCAACAATTATATTGGGCACTTGAACAATTAAAAAGTGACCAATTCACTAGAAAAGCGGTTTGTTTTGTTTCAAAACCTAATTATCAATATCCAAATAATAAAGATTTTATATGCACAATGTATTGCAATTTTTGGATTAGGAAGAATGAGTTACATATGAAAGTAAATATGCGTAGTAATGATATATTTTGGGGTGCTACATATGATATACCATTTTTTTCTCTAATAATGCAATCTATGCGACTATTATTATTGCCATATTATCCAAACCTAATATTAGGGAAATATATTCACCAAATGGATAATGTACATTTTTATCAAAGGCATCTTGATATTGCTAAAAAAATATGTTACAATGATGAAACAGAGGAAATAAATAATTTTATTGCTCTTAAAACACCACTTTTAAAAGAATATGGGGATAAAATTAGTGTTTCTCCACAAGCAGAAAATTTAATAACAAGTACAGAATTAATCATAGAAAAATATGGTGATATAAATAATATAGAAATAGTTAAAGATTTAATAAAATTATTTTTATTAGTTCAATGAGTTTAAAAAAGAAAAACCTGTGGTTTAATTGGGAAACACTTAAAATTATATTAGAATTAAAGAAAAAAAGAAGTCCTTATAAAATATTATTTTTAGAAGATCCGGAAGACCCATGGTTTATTCTTGTTTGCACAATTAAAAATAAAGGAAATAGTTTAGAATATTTTACCATTATCACAAAAAATGATTTAGATTCTTGGATAAGTTATAAAAAAAGTGAAGGATATGCCAATGACAATAGTTGAAATAAAAGAAATTTTAGGGAAAATGCAAAAAATATATCACAGTTTAGAGACCGATGATCTAAATGAAGATAATGTAATTGAAAATTTTGAAACTGTTAAAAGATACCAAATGCTAATTGAAGATGAATTACGCAGTGGGTTTAAAGATTATCCTGTTGATTTTATATTAGAAACATTTCATTTTTTTGGTGACCAAATTATGATTATGTATGATCCAACTAGAGGATATTGTGCATATGATTTAAGTAATTTTATTGAAGATATAGATTGCGATGTAGAACCTGATTTTTCTAATTTTAGTGAAGAAGAATTGAAAAAACTAAATATTGATAAAAATAATGTTAAAAAAATAAATTTAAAAGGTTCTATCTACAGATTTATTGTTCAAGATGAAGGTTGGGCACCAACTGTTAGAGAAGCTTTATGGAAATGGTTAGAGAAAATAAACAATACAACTATAATTTTTGATCATGCTTAGAGAATTATTTAATAATGTAAAAAGAATAATCCAATGGATTCCTATAATTAATAAATTATTTTTACTTTAAAAAATTATCAATGAAATTTAGTTAATGGATAGTTGAATCAAGATCAATTAAATTAAAAAGGGTTAAAAAAGATTGTTAAGATAAATAATAAAATATCTCTATTAAATGACCAGACTTGTAGCATACAAATATAGACTATATCCTAATAAAACCCAAGAAACCAAAATAAATAAGACTTTTGGTCGTAGGAGTTCATGCGACCTAACGGACGCTGAGGTGGAGGATACAAAACCGATGAAGTGTCTAAAATTTCAGTGTCTATAAATGACATTGAAATTTGGAACTATAAACCTTGTTAAGGAGGAATTGCTTGAAAAAGCAGAGGATTTAGCAATTAAAATTTTTAAGAATTATCACAAAAAATGGTGGGAATAAGATGAATCGGATATGTTTAAATATGATTGTTCGTAATGAATCTAAAACAATAAAAAGGTGTTTAGATTCTGTTAAACAATATATAGATTATTGGGTTATATGTGATACTGGGTCAATTGATGATACAATAGATGTGATTAGGGATACTTTAAAAGATATTCCTGGTGAAATTTATAATGACCAATGGGAAAATTTTGAAACTAATAGGAATTTAGCGCTAGAACGTGCAAAAAAGACTAAATGCGATTGGATTTTTTTAATAGATGCTGACCAAGTCTTAAATTGTTCTTTTGATATTAAAAGTTATTTAAGTTCTTTAAAACCTAATGATAATGGGTATAAAATTTATGTATTACAAAAATTAAACCAATTAGAATATTATAATATTAGATTATTCTCAATAAAAGGGAATCAAAATGCAAAATATGTAGGAGTAACTCACGAATATATTGATTTAGATAAAAATAATCAAAAGATTAAGATTGACCTAAATTATTTCTATATTTATGATTATGGTGATGGCGGGTCTAAAGAGAATAAATTTAAAAGAGATTTAGAATTATTAAGTAAAGATCTTATTAAAAATCCCAATAATCACAGAACAGTCTTTTATTTGGCACAAACATATAGATGTTTACAAATGTATAAAGAATCTTATGATACTTATATGAAAAGGTATCAAATGGGTGGTTGGGACGAAGAAGCGTGGTATGCTCACTATTCTGCAGGTTTAAATATGATTAGTCTTAAATATGATGAAAAACAAATAATTGATCATCTTTTAAAATCTTGGAGTTTTAGACCGTGGAGAAATGAACCAATGGTTATGATTGGATCATTATTAAAGCAATCAAATCCTAAACACGCCGAATATTATTTAAGATTTGCGTTAGAATTAAAAAATCCATTAGAAACCGGTGATATACTGTTTGTAGATTCACAATTTTATCATAATTACCCAAGAATGTATTTAGCAGATGCTTATTATAATCAAAAAAAATACAGAGAAGCAATAAATGAGTATCTAAAAACAGATTTTAAAAATAAGCCAATAAAAACCTATATTGAAAGGAAAATAATTGAAATTCAAAAAAAATTAGGGTCATATTCTATAGAACAATTAGAAAAAATTTTAATAGGATCATAAATATGTATAAAGTTGGGATAATAACTGCAGTTAAGGGATATAAAATAAAGGATTTATTGCCATTTTTAACAACATTCTATTCTATTTCTACTAGTTCGGAATTATTTTTAATAATGTATGATTATAGAGATGAAGAATTAGAATTGTTAAAAAAAATGGCTAATAATTTTAGTCAAAAGACTTATATATACACATCAGAGAGTAATTCTTTTCAAATAAGTGTTAAAAGATACCAAGAATTCTTAGAAATAGCAAATAAACACCCGGAAATAGACTATTGGTGCCAAGTTGATGTTAGAGATTCTTATTTTCAATGGGATCCGGGTGAATGGATATTATCAAAAATTAAAGATTATTCAATAATAGCGTCTGGAGAAGGAGTAACACATTGGAATGAAGATTGGAATGGTGGTGGTTTACAATATTATTTTGGTGATAATTTTTGGAACCGTTTAAAAGATAAAGAAGCTCTTTGCGCGGGTGTATGGGCAGCACATAAATCAAAATGGAATAATATATGTAGTGATATAATAGAATATTCTATTTATTCAAAAGACCCATTTGGTAATTATGATCAACAATTGTTTAATATATTAATTTATGAAAAATATTTTAAAGATACCCTAATTGCGTCATTAGACCAAGATTTTGCAGTTAATCTTGGGTGTGCATACGCGTTACCAAATTTTAATCCTAAATGGTCAAATGGTAATAAATGTGAACGTTATGGATATGCTAGAGAAAATCGAGAATTGAGTGAATTTAAAGATGCTTTATTATATGAACAAATCATAATAACAAATGATCATAAAAAAATAATAAAAAATAGTTATGAAAAACCGTTTTCGATAGTTCATCAATATGATAGAGTTCCACAATTAAAAAAATCTATTTTTGAAAAAATAGAAGAAATATTTAAAAATTAAATAAAATAACCTAAAAATTTTATGAGAATAAATGAAAAACAATCAGAATACATAGTAAAAATTATAATTGTAGCAACAATTTTAACATTTGTCTTTTTTACAAATGTTATCATTAAAAAAAATGTTTTTAATAATGAATTAAAAAGAAATTTAAAAGAAAAACAATCATATATTCATAAAATTTCAAATAATTATAGTGATACAACCCAAACTAATGCAATAAGAATGAATAAAGCATTACTGTTTCATTCTAAAAGATTGGGAATTCCCCTTAATATATCATTTGGTATTGCTTATTATGAATCTGGTTATAGGGGTGTTTGGGATAATAAATGGAAACATAATCGCATTTCACCATCTGGAGCTCTTGGTGCAATGCAAATAATGCCGCAATGGGCTAATTCTTATCATTCAAAAGATTATTTTGTCACAAAACGTGACCTTTTAGAAGATATTGACCTTAATGTTGAAATTGCTCTAAATATTCTCAGTTCTCATTATAAAAAATATGGGGATTGGGGATTGGCATTGGGACATTATAATACTGGGCGTCCTGTTATAAATAATTATGTTCTAAAAATCTTAAATTTTTAATTTTTTTTCACAATCCAAAGATAAATAAATAAAATAATTAATGGAAACAAACGCTTGGTTTAAGATAACAATTCAATTTACAGTTGAAACAGAAGACAAAAAAGGCAATTTAAAACATAAAAAAGAAAAAAAAGACTATTTAATTTTTGGGACAGATCCCAAAAACGTCCAAGAAAAATTTTTTGAAATCGGGTTGTATGACAATATTGACGAATCAGATGTTAGAATAATTTCAATAGTTAAGACTAACATTTTCTTAGTTATCCCTTAAAAAAAATTAAAATTGGAAAAATTAAAAACTATGCTAGGAAACATTAAAGAATTTTCATTCGCTGAAATGTTTTCTAATGATTCAGGAAGAACATCTATCACTAAATTTGCAGGATTTTATATCATTATGATTGGCGGATTTTGTTTTTTCTTAGGTTGTATTGACATCATGTTTCTTGATAAAACGGTTGACATCATCACTGAATCCACTGTTTTTACAGGAATAGGCGCAGGTTTATTAGGTGTTAAAAACATTGTTAACGGTCAAAAAACTAATGTAACAAATAATGGTCACAATGGAGAATAATGATTATGATCAAATAATTATTCAACTAAATCTTAATGGTGTAGGTGTAAGAAATCTTTCTATCTTAAAAAAGGACCTTGAAATGATTTCAAGTGATAATGGTTGCGATAAAAGTGAAGTTTTAATCCATTTAATAAATGATTTACTATGCCCAACAGAGACGCACCAAAAAAACTTAATGGAATAGAAACAGTAGATTTAGAGATTAAAGGATGGTTATCCCCATTAACTATAGAATGGGGATATTCTTTTATAAATGGTCACCAATATCTATTTTGGCATATAAAAGATACTGATCATTGGTTTAAAATTTCTCAATACGAGATTGAATATTATGAAATTACATCTATAATAGACCATTTTATTAAAACTTTGGAGATTTTTAGGAATGATTATTTAGAATGGTTTTTTTTACCTAAAGAGGAAAAAACTGATTGGATGATTGAATATATAGAGATTTTTAAAGATTACATAAAAATTGCCTAAGAATTTTTTTTATGATAAATAATTAAAACAAATCTTATCAAAAATGGATAATTTTAGTAACTATTGGGTTTGGAACACATTTGATTATCAAGGAGAAGTTTCTGAACTAGAAAAAACTGAAACAGAAGATGGTGTTGACTATTTAGTTTTTAAAGATGGTAAAAGAGCTTCTACACAACTAATTGGTGATATTATTTCACCAATAGATGATTTTTCAGCAATAGAAATAATAAATTTAAGAAATAAAACTGGAGAATATAGTAAAAATAACATACCAATAGGGCAATCCGCATCTTTAAAAGTTGAATCACAACAACCACAACATAACTTTTCTATTGCGTCTTCAATTATTAAATCTGTAAAAAAAGAGGTTAAAAATATAGAAATAATTGTTTCTTTAGAATTGCCTAAATATAGTGGTATATTATTTACTAAAGATAATTTTGATATATTAGATGAAGAGATTGAAACTGAAATAAAAAATATGATTTTACTCTATAAAGATGAAATTATTGATAAAATTTATAAAAAATACGTAAGCCAATGACACCTGTATTTTCAAACAAATCATTTAATTTGTTTTTAAATGATGATTATCCAAGATTACAATTAAAATATAAATCTGTTCTATTGCTTCCTTATATTTTGGATAGTAACAATAAAATAGATAAAATTTTATTATTAAATGAGCCATATCTAACCCGAACATATCAAAATAATATTATTGCTCCTATTACAGGAACAATTGAAAATGGTGAAACATTAGTTCAAACAATTGTTAGAGAATTATGGGAAGAAGGTGGAATTGAACTTAAACCAGATGATATACCTACTAGAATTGACAATTTAGGATATATTTATACAAATAAATGGTCAAATGAAAAATATTATTGTTTTGGTATTAATATCACCGGTTTAGAGCGTTCTAAACCAAAAGGAGACGGGTCTAAAAAGGAAAAAAATATTGAAATTAATGAATATAATCCCAAAGACGTTATTGATATAAGAGAATCTTTAGTTTTGTCATCAGTTTATTTATTACTTTATAATAAAATTTAATAAAATGAATCATAATAAAAGAAGAAAAATTGAAAAAGAATTAGGTCTTTTTAAGCTAAAAAATACCTCATATAAGAATAGAATGAAAATAATGAGTCGTAAAATTTTAGCTGGTCAGCAAATAAATGATTATAATCAAAATAATATTGAAAACCAAAGGATTAATGATGAATCAGAATGGTATGTAAAAAGATTTAATTTTTATTTAGAACTATATGGAGATCACGAAAAGGCTAAAATAGATGCTGATAAAGAATTAGAATCCCGTAGAAACAAAATAGTACAAAAACGAAAAAAATATTCGTTGTGAACTTTTATGTTACTTTTAAAACAATAAATGAATTAAAAAAAAATGTATTTTCTGTTAGAAAACAACATATTATTGATATACAAAACATTTTTAAAGAAATTGGTTATACAATAGGTGATGAGAACCCAATAAAAGAATCTATTATTAATAAAAAAATAGAAAAATCTTTATTATATTCTATCAATAGAAATATACCAATTGTAATCTATTCGAATCCTTGGTTAACTGAAGAAACTGTTATAAATCTATTAAAGTGGATAGAATCTCATAACCCGTATTGCCAATTTATCTTATTAACAAATAAAGGAGAGAATGAAGATTATTATAAATTTTTTGACAGGGTTTTATTTTTTTTAGAAATAAAAAAAATGCGTATTTTTAAGAACAATAGTCTTAAAACATGATAAATATATAAAAAATGCCTGTACCTAGACCTCCTAAAAAAGAAATAAGTGCAACGGTTTTGGCAGAAAAGGAAATTTCTGAATCAAATAATACAATAAATCAATCCCAACTAATAAAACAAGGATATGAGGCAATTATTTTAGAAAATTTACCCAATAATAGGATAAAGATAAAAATATTTCAAACTAATCAAATAGTTGAAGGAACTTCTATTTCTTTAAGGCAAACTTATGTAATATATCCTTCCGAATCTAATCAAATTACATCGCTTTCAACCCAATCTGAAGAAATAAATCAAGATACAATACCAAATAAATTTGGTGAATCTTTTGATAAAAGACTTGTATTTGCTCAAGAAGGGGATAAAATTCTAACATCTTTTAATAGTACCGTAGAAGCGCCTCTAACTGACGGTATGGCTTTTAAGGATACTTATACAAAAGATGGGAAATCAGCAACTAAATTTGTCCCTTGGTCACAATATACTAAATCAGATTCACTAAATGAGTTTTTTGGCGTTCCATCACTAATGAATGAAAATGCTTACATAAATCTGTTTGCAGCAGGAGGTAAAAATAATAATAAATACTTATTTGATGGTGAAAAACGGTGGTATAATGTAAAAGAAAGAAGCATAGAAAATGGTCAAGGAGTTCAACCATCATCAACACCAACTGTTTCAGAAATAGTAGAATGGAGTAAACAACCTGAAAATATCAATAAATTTCCCTATAGATTTCAAGATTTTGCATATTGTAAATATTGGAATAAAATTCCAAATAATTATTTAATAACCCTAAGGAGATACCCGTATCCTGTTAATGATGCTGTTGATTTGGGTGTTATTGACAATGAAGTAGAACCCACCAGTTTAAGACCAGCGGCAACTTTATTGTCTTGGTTGGGTGAATCTACAGGAAACACAATGAATTCTATATTGGGACCATTAGAAACTTCTCTAAAATGGGGTGAAGCAAAAGCACAAGTTTGGGAAGTTACAACTGATGTAACACCTGCAACTGTGAACAATCCAGCTCCCAAATACGCATTTATTGCGCAAGCATTAACAGGTGGATTGGCAAGTACAAGACAAAAACAACCACCTCCTACACCACAGGACCCGTATAACAATGGTCCATACGCAAATAAAATATATGGTCCCGTTAACGTAATTGACAGTGTTAAAAAGAGAGAACGGGGGATGGAATTTAAACATTCTCTAAATTTAGTATTTGAATGGGTTGCTAGACCTTACGGGGGAATAAATACAAAAGCAGCAGCACTGGATATAATTGGTAATATATTGGTATGTTGTTCAGCCACCGCACCATTTTGGGGAGGAATAAACCGTTTTATGCCATCTGCCGCGCAAGGACAAACAGACCCATTTTTAGGAGGTCCGGCTGGACGTCAAGCATGGATAAACGCAAATCCAGGACAATTTTTGTCTGCAGTTATGAGCCAATTTAATACAATATATGATAATATTAAAGGTATTTTTGACCAATTGATGGGAAATCCTATTGAAGGATTAAAAAAATTGGCAAATGATGGTGCAAAAGATTTTATGAAATACGCTACAACTGATGGTAGAACAATAGTTCAAGGAATCCGTTCACTCCTAACGGGTGAACCTGTAGGCGAATGGCATGTTACAATTGGTGCACCACATAACCCAATTATGATGATTGGTAATCTGATTTGTACAAATTGTAAAATAGAATTAGGGGACGAAATGGGTCCTGATGATTTTCCAATTGAAATAAAAGCAACTATAACATTAGAACACGGGATGCCGAGAGACCGAGTTGGTATAGAATCAATGTTTAATAAGGGTAGAGGAAGATTTTATTCGCTTCCAAAAGGATATGAAGAATCATTTAGCTCACTATCTGAAACAAGAGTTGATAAAGTCACTGGTAAAACTATTATTTCAAGGTTAAAAACAATTGATAAAGCAGTTGTAGGTAGTAAAAGAACTGCATTGTATTCTCTTGGTTTTGATTCTCCAGAGAATATAGAAGCAGAAAACAAGAAAGCAAGGGAAGCAAACGAAAGGGATAGAGAAAATAATTCTACACCTCAAAAATAATTGGTATGATAACTTTTAGATATACAATAGATAATAAAGAAGAAACACAAAAAAATGGCGAAATCTACATAGATTTTATTAAAAAAGATTTTAGAGATCGTCCTGTTGAAAAAATACTAAATTTTTACATTGTAAAAGAAGATGATCTTTGCAGACCAGATAAGATTTCTAAAAAAATGTATGGTGATCAAAATAGTCTTGAAATCTTACTAAAAACAAATGAAATTTCAAACCCATTTTCAATTGAAGAGGGAGAAATTCTTTATCAATTTGACAGGGTTTCAGTTGAAAAGAGTATGACAAATAATACTGCAATTGCATATAAAAGGGATATTAGAGAACAGTATATAAAACCCGACAAGGGATCAAAAATAGACCCAAATCTACTATTATTTGAAAATCGTGAAGACGCTGCAGAAAAGAATAAAGATCTTAATTTACCACCAAATTTTGCAAAAATAGGTGATTTAGAGGTTAAAATAGAGGGAGGTAAAATCATATTTGGTGATGATGTAACCCGAAATAATCAAGATTGTGACAAACCGTTATCAAAAAGTCAATTACTAGAGAAAATTATAAAAAATAGGATTTAATCTATTATGGAACTTGACGAAAAAACAATAATAAAGTCATTATTTGACCCTACTATTCCTATTGATAAAATGGAGATACGTGATGTTTCTACTAAGACAGGTGACGAATATGGTCCTGATGTTAAAGGAACTGAAACTGGGTGGAAAGTAGAAAATTTATTGGGTCAAGATTATCCTTTTATCATTATTAATGATTACCATTTTGATGAACGGGAAATCCTTTATTTTGAAATAAATGAATCAGATTTTTTGCCAACTTGTACTTTTATATTTAGTTTAGTAAAATCAGATGTATTTTCATCAAAATCAATGCCAAAAGATGGTGATATTTTATCAGTGTTTATAAGAGCAAAAAATGATGCTTTTAAACCTATTAGAAATGATTATTTAATCCTAACTTGTGATGCTGGTGAAGGTGGTTTGGAAAATTTAGGTAGGGAAATAACTATTACGGGTGAATTATTTATTCCGCGCATACATGATCAAAAAATTGCTTCAAAAAAGGGAACTTCTTTTTCAGTGTTAAAAGAAATTGCTAAAGAATTAGGATTAGGATTTGCAACAAATGAATCTGATACAAATGATTTTCAAGAATGGGTATGCCCTAATGAATCTTATAAACAATGGATTGAAAAAATTGCAAAACATTCTTGGAAGAATACTGAATCATTTTATAAAGTATTTATTGATGTTTATTATCACCTAAATTTTGTGAATGTTAACAACCAATTGATTGGACAAGAAATAGTTGCATCACAAATAATTGATATTCCTGGTATTAAAAACTATTGGTTAGACCAAAAAAATGATAGTCAAGATAATCAGCAGGTTTCAACCAAAATGTTAACAAATATTGATGGGTTTTCTCCAACCAATATGTTTATTAAAGGATACAAAACAATAAATAACAGCTCTTCTATAAATAAAATATGGGGATACAAAAAATTAATACAATTTTTTGATCTTAAATCTAAGAAATATTGGGAATTATTTATAGAACCAATTGTAACAAAGGGTGCAGAACGTGAAAAAATCCTATTAAAAGGTAGAATAAAGACAAATAAAAGTGATAATAATCCCAAAACGTATGAAGAAGATCTTTGGAAAACACAAAATATATCTGAATGGAAAGGAATACAATCAAAAAATGTTCATTCCAAATGGTTTTATGCAGAAGAATATAATGCTAGAAACTTAGCAGAATTAGAAAAAATGTATCTTGAAGTAAGAATAAACAGATGGAACCCAAATATTTTTATGTATGAAAAATTGCCTGTTTTATTTATGAATAGTGAAATAGATTATACAAAAAATACATCAGATACCTCTGCAGAAGACGAAGAAATAATTGGAAATGAAACATTTAGATTACCTTCAATAGACCAATTTAATAGTGGATTTTATGTTGTTTTTGGAAAACGAATATTATATGAAAAAAATAACAGCCAATTTGACCCATATCCTAGTGGAACAAAATATTCAGGTCCAATGTTCTCTGAAGTAATAATGTTAACAAGAAGGGAGTGGAATATTCCTTAATAAAAAAATTATAAATTGAATTACGTTGATACATTAACAAAAAGGTTCTTAACTGCTGGAACAAGATTAGGATTAAATGATAAATTTCAAAATTATCAAGATCCTACATATTTAGGATTTACTATAAAAATAGTTAATAGTCTTAATTCTCAATCATTAGACGAGATACCGCACGGACTTTTTTGTATAAGTGGTGAAAATAATGAATATAGTGCAATAAAATACTTAGAATCAAGAGGTGAAAAATTACGTGCTAATTATTTAAGGGAATTTGAGTCATATTTCAGGAAAATCGTTACAAAAGCGCCTTGGTATTTCACTAAAATAAGCGGTTTAGCAGACCTTTGGAAAATAGATCCTAAACAAAACTGGAGAGCAAAAGATAAAAAAATAGTCATTGATACGCTAGAATCTATAGATTTAAGGATAAATTATATGATAGATTTATACAGAAAAGCGTGTTTTGACCAAAAATGGATGAGATGGGCTTTACCTGATATAATGAGACAATTTAAAATGGAAATTATAGTTTCTGAGGTTAGATTATTAAAAATTCAAGAGGGAGGAAATATTCCAGAATTTAATCCTGGCTATATTATAGATGATACTTTTAGTTCAGATACATTAGATTATCCTGGTGCAAGGTCCTTACCATGGTCGGCAGGAACATTTATGAAATTTACACTTGAACAATGTGAAATTGACATAACAGAATCAAATCCTACCTTAGAAAGTTTAGGTACAATTGCAGAATCTCCCGTTTCAAACAAAATAACTATAAAATTTGGTAATATTGTAGAAAGAAATGTATATGGGTTATTAGGTGGTATAATTGAAGAAACATTAAATTGGCGTGATTATACTAAAGGAAATTTCTTTTTACCATCTGAAATTGCTTCTTCAAATAGTGAACCTAATATATTTTTAGACAGAAATGTTGTTGAAGAAGGATTTTATGGAACTGATTACCTATTAGGTGAAAGGGAACGTAAATTAAGATATATGGAGTTTTTTCCGGAAAATGTATTTGCTGGACAAAATTTTGATAGAGGCAACGGTTTAATAGAAAATACTTTATCTGATTATGCAGAACCACAAACATTATCTGTTTTAACTGGGAATATAAATCTTTCTTCATTTGATAAATTATCAATTGCTACTCTTGAAAATGAAATTAAGGAATTAGTCAAATCTGGAGGAATAAAAGATTTAAACAGTCTTAAAACATTATTTACTAATACTGCTAAATCTTTTGAAAACCAATTAAAAGATTTACCAAAAAATGTACAACAAAATTTTGAAACCTATCTAAATGAATCTTTGGGAACAAATAATATCACATTAAAAGAACCAGCATCAATTGTCAACGCATTACAAAAATTTTCTTTAGAAAAAATAGAAAATATAGGTTTAAAAGACGTACAATCATTTTCATTTGGTTCTATCAAATCTTCTGTTGAAAATTTGGTAAAAAATCAAAAACCAAAATTGGAAAACGCATTAACAAAAGATTTAAAGTTTTTTGCAGGAATAGTTGGTGATAAAAAAGGAAATTTAAAAAAACCATCTAAAAAATGAAAGGATTAACTAAAGATGAGATTAAATCTAGGATATTTTATGCAGAAGTGATCGATTCAGATGATCCAGAATATGATGGAAGATGTAAAGTGAAAGTATTTGGTGTATTAGACCAAATTCCTGATGAATCTTTGCCTTGGGCGCATCCTGGGGGTTTTACAATATTTAGTGGTGATGGCGGTGGTGATATATCAATACCAAAAAAAGGTTCAATTGTAAGAGTTAGATTCCCATCTGGTGATATTTATTCGCCTGAATGGTTTTCTATGCCATATCTTAATGAAAAGCTTAAAAATGAAATAAAAAAGTCATATTTAGGGTCTCAAGTGATATTATATGATGAAATTGAAGATGTAAAAATCTATTATACTCCTTCAATAGGGTTACAATTATGGTATGGAGGGAGTAAATTTTTAATAAATCCTGATAAATCTATAACAATTGAACATAATGGTATCGAAAGCATAATTGAATTTTTGGGAACAACTATCAATATAACAACACAAAATGAGATAAAATTAGCTGCTCCAAATCTTATAGAGGAAACGGCTACTAATGTGATATTGAATGGTAAAAAATTAACGCAACTTGGTCCCTCTGGTAATATGAGTGCAGTTGGTTCTGAACCTTTGTTTGCGTTTTTAAAAGCTCTTGCCAGCGCAGTTGACAATAAATGGCCTGCGACTCCTGGAGTCTTATCTTCATTGGCAGAGGCGGCAGAAGTTGCTTCTACATCAAAAATCGTAAAAGTAACAGTTTAAATGAATCCAATAGAAGAATTACTTAACAAATTAAAGATTTGGCGGGAACGTTTTTCAAAATTATATGAAGATCCCCAAAATGATACAATACCCCAATTTCAAGATCAATTAAAAGAATTATTTGGGATTGATGGGTTTAAAACTGTAGAACCTGCAATCCAAACTATAAATTTACCAATAAATAGCGATTCTATTCTTAATTTAAGAGATTTAGAACCCAATATTCAACCAGTAAAAGATATATTTAAAAATTTAGATAATATAAAACTAAATCCTTGTGAACCGGACCCGTTATTCATCCCAGAAATCCCATTTAGTGTGAAACCAGCCGCAACAACCAATCAAGAAGAAAAATGGGTAGCAAAATATGTTGATTTAAAAACCACTGATACCGGGATTGTAAATGGAGAATATAATGGCGTAGACATTCCATTTGGAGGAAAAATTATATCTAATATTGGTAATGATCTTGAAATAGAATTAGATGGCGAAATAGAAATATTTAGTCAAAAGATTATAGAAGACATTAAAGTGCAAATAGACAAACGGGTAGATGATATTGAGTCTTATATAAATAATAAGGAATATTATGCAAATAATCTACATACTTATCTTGTTCAAGATTTATTTGCAACTTTTTTTAAAAATTCATCAAATATTGCCAAATCGTACATTAATTCAGCAACCCAAATCATAACAAAAAGAAAGGAATTTATTACTAAATTTAATCAAAATTCAACAAAATATAAAATATTAACAAATGATAATGACCGAAATAGATTATTAGATGAACAAAGGGATTTATTAAATAAAATAGAAAGTTTAACATTAGAATTGGATAGTATAAAATCTTCTAATGGGTTTTATGGGTTTTCAACATATCAATTGCCATCAATAACTATAAAAAATAGTTTGCAAAATGCTTCTTTTCAACCGTTTTATCCCAAAAATAGTTCATTAAATCCTATACAAATTTTAACTAAACTAAAGAATAAAATAGAACAATTCTCTAATGCTATAATAATAGGAAATCAACAAATAAATCTTTTAACGCAAACTAATATATTAAATCTTTGCGATCCAACAAAAATAAAAATAAATCCTTTAAATACTATAGAGAATAAATCTGGCGTATATTTTAGTGAAATTTCATCATTAGAAACACAAATAATAGGGTTTAAACCTAAAGAAGATCAAAAAAATTTAGATATTGAGAAAGTTTGGAGAGAAAAACTTTTTAATATACACGAAAATTTTAAAAAAGATATAATAGAAATATCTAAAGAATGGACTTTTTATAATTTACAAAAAAATAATAATATTGATGACCAAAATAATCCAACAGATTCTATATCTTATTTAGAATTAAAAAGTAACCAATTTATAAATATATGGAAAGACTTTATTACTAAATGGGAAGAAAATCAGCAAAAAATATCTAATTATGAGGATAATAATGATATTAATATTAAAATTGAAGGATTTAATTCTAAATATTGGAACCAGCCATCAATATTTAAAATGAACAATATAAATTATTACATTTTTTCTAGGAAAACTACTCAATTAAATGAACAAGGGGATCCCGTTTATAATGAACAAATAAAATTACCAAATATTAAAGATATTAAAATTGAATCTGTTAATTATTGGAAAAAATGGTGCCAAATAGCAACAATTGTTAATCTAAATCCTTTATTTTGGCCGATTGGATTCATTTTACCAGGACCAAATGGAATAATAAAAATACCATTTCCTATTATTTGGAGACATATAACAACAATACAAACCCCATTAACTGTATTTGTAATAGGAATAGCTATTTGTGGCGCTTGCCCGTGCCCTTTCATTTATGCATTTAATCCTGGTTGGGAAATTCCTATATTGGGTATTAATAGGGACCAATCTTATTTTTTAGTAGGTGTCAGAGGTCCAGTAAAAATAAGTGATAAGATTGAAAACAGGACTTTTTTAGATTTAATTCCTAAAAAAGACAATTTATACAAGATTAGGGAAGAATTAGAAACTAAAACAATTACTTTTTCTTGGACAATTTTTAATGAAATTAATAAAAAATTACCATTAGAAAAAGAAGATCACCCTCCGTATGAAAAATTAAGTCTTAAAAATCTTCAATGGGTGAATTATTTAACTAAATGGTGTAAAGCAGGTAAAAAAACTTATGGTTTTTTTGAAAACCCATAAAATGGGGTAAAAAATTTAGTAAGATAAATAAAACAAAATATAAACCATTTAAACCTAAATAAAAATGAAACTACAAATAAACAAAAAACTGTCAAATTCAACTCAAAAAGTTTATTGTCAAGAGGAGTATGCTGAAGAATTGCTACAAATGTATAATTCTGCATCTATTAGTCAAGAACAACCTAGAGTTCCGTCTGGTGACCTTAAAAAAGGTGATGTATTAAAAATAATGGATATTTCTCCTGTTAATAATCACGATGTATTAGTATCTACTGAAAAAGGAGATATTATTATAAATATGAACAATGAGAGACAATTTTTAAAAGTTTTTGGTGTTGATTTGGACCAATTTATGACTTCTATCTTATTAGAAGAATCTAAAGAACTTATAAAAAATTATTCTGTGACAATAATTTCAGTAAATCCCCATTTAAGAGGAAGTTTTATGTCAGGATTTGTTAGTGCCACTAAAGAAGAAATGTTAAAGGAAATTAAAAACCCATCTAAGGTGTATAAAGCTAAAGTTATTTCAAAAAATAATGGAGGATTTATGATAAAACTAAATGGTGGAATAACAGGATTTTTACCTGGTTCTTTAGCAGCAGCAAATATTGTTAAAGACTTTGATAAAATGGTTGGAAAGGACATTTATGTGATGGTTGATGATTATTTATGGAGTTCTAAAATGTTTGTTTTCTCTGTAAAGAAATATATACAACATGTTTTACCACAAAAAATTAAAGAATTAGATTTAGACAAAAAATATACTGGAACAATAACAGATACGTCTAAATTTGGTATATTTATTGAATTTTGTGAAATTTTTACAGGATTGTTACATACTAGTAAAATGTCTCCTGAATTGCTCCAAAAATTTAATAAAAGAGAATTAAAATCTGGACAAGAAATAGATTTTTGGATCCTATCAAATAATGATAATAAAATCATTTTAACTGATTTAGATGCGACTTTAATAAGGAAACAAAAAGAAGAATTAATTGAAGAATTAGTACAAAAAAATTCAGTAACTGGTACTATTATTGCTATAAAAGAATGGGGGTTCTTAGCTAAAATAGGAAGAACTCCATTAGAAGATATTATAGGTGTTTGTTATAAGAAAACTAAAAAAGAAATTGGAAATCAAATAGATTGTAAAGTTAATTGGAATCGGGATGCTGGGAAAATAATCCTAGACTTAGTTTAAAAGAAGGTTTAGACCTTCTTTTTTTTATATTTTTAGTGGATAAATAAAATAAAATAATCTTGGAAAACGTATTAAATAATGCATTAGTAGGAATAGAATTTGAATTTTATTCAAAATTACCTATAGAAAAAGCAGCAAAATCAATAGGAGAGAAATTAGGAAAAAAAATAATTGTTCCATATTCTGTGACTGATATACTAAATCCAAGACCACTATATCATTCACCCATTGAGCCTAAACCTGATATTTTTAAGCTTGAACCAGATTACTCTGGAGGAAAGGATATGCGTGAATTAATAACAGGACCATTACCATATAAAGAAGCTAGAAATATTATTATAAGAATGTTTGAATGGATAAATGATAATGGATATACAAATAATAGATGTTCTATTCATTTAAATATTTCTGTGAAAGGTCAAGCACTAACTGTTGATAAAATGAATACACTATATTTTATTTTAAGTTTTGATGAATCAAAAGTATATGATAAATTTCCAAATAGAAAAGACAGTGTATACGCAAGAAGTATTAGTAAAATAGTTCCTAATACTATTGCATTTTATAATAGTATGCAAAAGATGTCAAGAGAAACAATGGAAATCCCATCTGAAAAATATTTTGGTGTGAATTTCTTAAAACAAGAAAAAGGTTATCTTGAATATCGATATATTGGAGGCGATAATTATCATAAAAAAAGAAAAGATATTTTAGAATGTTTAGAATATTTTATAACACATCAAGCATCTGTATTAAATTGGAATGAATCGCAAAAATTATCCCCATTTGTTGAGAAAAAATGGAATGAATATTTAGAAAGATATAATAAAATAATTAAAGCATATCACAATCCAGAAGATTGTATAGAAATATTTCCAGATCTTAAGATTACAGTAGATTTAAAAAATAATATTCAAATATTAAAAACATATTGGGGACTTATTCAACCACATTTATATCGTCTATTAACTTCTTTTGATATGGATGCTGGGAAGATAAATTATGACACTGATTTAGGAGCATTTGAAATAAAAAATGCTAATATATCAGGTGGAACTATGAAATATGTTCATTTTTATAATTGTAAATTAGAAGGCGCATTTGAAGGTTGTTTCTTTACAAATTGTGAAATAAAGAATTCTAGAATCTTGCAGTGTAATTTTTTAGGTAAAACTAATGTTTGGTCATCTAAAATTCAAGAAACATATCTTAAACCAGGACAAATTATGACCGATTGTTTTATAGAAAATAAAAATAGTATTATTGATTGTACTGTAGAAAAAGGCGTGATTAGAGATGGTATTATATCTAAAAATGCAAAAATATCAAAAGAAACTCTAATTGTATTTGCTAAAAAAGCCGCTGAAACTCTTGGAAACAGCACTAAAAAATCTAAAAAAAACTAAACAATGACTAGAGAAGAATTTATTTCAGACATAAGAAATGAAATTACTATTTCTGGTGCAATGCCTTATGATATTCCTGAAAAAGAATATGATAGGATTATTTCCCAAGCAAAATCGTGGTTTTACATAAATTATCGTCACGCAGTAGAAGTTCAATACTATGTTATAGAAAAAAAATGGTTTAGTACACCTGAATTTTTAAAAACAAAGAGTATATTGCTACCAGATTGTGTTGTTTCAGTTTATGAATGTAAAGAAATGAAAGGTGGTAATAGATTAGGGACTCCTGATAAAGATTTTAGCGCCAATCGTTTAATTGCAGCAGAATTATTCTTATCACCATTTCAAAGTGATGATTTAATTCTTAGAACTGCACAATATGCTTATTGGGATTTAACTAAAGCATTTATTTTAGAACATATACAATATGAATTTAATACAAATACTAAAAGAATAAGAATTACTGGTAGACAACCTAAAACAAATGTTTTTTTAGAGACATATATCGCAATAGAAGAAGAAAAATTAATGGATGATTGGTATTTTAAAAGGTATTGCACTTGTAAAGCAAAAGAATCACTTGCAAGGATTATTAATGCTTTTAAATATCAATTACCAGGAGGTATAGAAGTTAATGGTGATTTATGGAAAGAAGAAGCATCAACTGAATTAGAATCAATTTTAACAAAAATTGATGAAGAAAATGTTCCAGATTGGTGGTTTATAACAAATTAATATTATGATTGACATATATTGCCGAAACCAATCGGATCCTGGTTATGATCCAAACGCATTATTTACAAAAGATAAAAGGGAAATATTATTGTCAAAGATAAGGATGATCCTTTTTACTAAACCGGGTGAGGTTTTAGGTCACCCAGATTTGGGCGTTGATTTAGAAAAATATGTGTTTGAAACAGGATTAAATGCAAGTTGGTTAGAAACTAAATTATACAATCAATTTAATAAATATATTCCTGAAATTTCAGATTTTAAATTAGACATTAAAGTAACCCTACAAAAAGGAGAATATAGGGATATTTGTTTTATTGATATATTTATTGATAATCAAAAATACTTAGGTGTATTAGTGAAATAATATTTTAATGCAAGATATTTTTAAAAAATCAAGAATAAGATTTGATGAACTTATAAGTGACGCAAAATCTTATTTGTCTTTTAAATATGGTCAAATAGGGGAAATTTTTTCACCAGCGTCTCCATTTGGACAATTATTAGAAGTGATAATTAGCTTAGGGAGATTAATAATGTTTTATATTGAAGATAGTATAACAGAATTAAACCTATTTACTGCTAGTAGAAATAGTTCAATTAGGACATTAGCAAGAATTAGTGGTCACAATCCAACAAGATCAATTGCAGCAACCGGAAAAATAAATATTAAATGGAACGAATCAAATCCCAATGGCGTTAGAGATGGTGTTATTTTAATCCCTAATTGGACTAAAATAGTTAGTGAAAAAAATGGTTTGCCATACGTTATAAATCTTGATAACGATTGGGTTAAAGTAAATTTAGATAAGACAATTTATTCATTTAAAATCTATCAAGGTGAAATAGAATCACAACAAGTAACAGGAACTGGTCAGCCTCTTCAATCATTTAATTTAAGAGCAAAAAGAGGAGCCAAAATTGACCAATATGTTTATAAAGTTTATGTTAATGGGACTGAATGGAAACCTTACGAGTCAATATATGATATACCTTATGAAGAGAACGGTTATGTGTTAAAAACGGGTATAAAAGATGGTATAGACCTGTTTTTTGGGAACGGTTTCTTTGGAAAAATACCTGAATTAGGTTCCATTATTAGAATTGATTATTTGGTTACTAATGGTTCATTTGGTAATATTTATAGTGATGGGGGTGAAACATTTATATGGGAAGAACCAGGATATAATTTAGATAATGAAGAAGTTGACTTATCAACAATTTTTACTATAAAATCAGAAGGACCAATACTATTTGGTGCAGATGAAGAAGATATTGAAATGACAAGATTAATGACGCCATTAGTCTCAAAATCTTTTGTTTTAGCAAATGAAAACAATTATTTTCAATACTTATACAAATATGGTCAATGGTCAGTTATAGAGGTTTTTAATACATTTGGTGACGAAAATATTTCTGATGATAATATAATCTATATTTTTTTAGTGCCTGATGTGTCTAAAAGGATATTATCAAACCAAACATATTTTAGTATTAATAAGGATTTATTTGGTTTAAGTCCTAAAGAAAAAGAAATGATTTATGATTTAATAGACCAATCTGGACAAAAAATTATTACAAGTGAAGTAGTAATTTTAGACCCAATAATCACAGAATATGTCCTTAATATAAATATTAGGGCATTTGCCGGGTATCCTAAAGAAAATATTTGGCAAGAAACTGTTTCTAGAGTATCACAATATTTTTTAACTAATAAAAGAAGGGATAAGATTCCTAAAAGTGATATTATATCAATTTTAGAAGGGATTAAAGGAATTGATTCAGTCAATGCTTGGTTTATATCAAAACAAAATGAAGATAATTTTATCCTAACTGGTAATGATGATAATGTTGGGTTAGATGATTTTGGTGATATAAATATTAAAAAGAATGAATTACCTATAATTAGAGGCGGTTGGTACGATAGAAACGGTGTTTTTTATCAAGATGGCGCATTTCGAGATTCACCTTGTAGTATTAACATATATTTTTCTAAAACCGATGCAAACGAGAATTCTTTATCAAATTTACAAATAATGAACAAAAAAACTATAAAAAATGTTTAAAGAATCATATTTTAGATATATGTTATCAAGAAATGACAAGAGATTAAATATGGGTGAAGAATGGAGAAAGTCTATAATTAAAAGAAATATATCTACATATTTGTATAATGATGAAAAGAGACGTCATATAATTGATATATTTGATAAATTTTTACAATTTTTAATTATAGAAACTTCAAATATTAAAAATTTTTTCAATTACGCTAAAGAAAAAGACCAAATAGATGCAAATTAGTTTTAGGATTTTTAATCGTAAAGGAGAAGACTTAAATCCTCAATTATTTGAAAATATTACTTATGAAATCAGTGATCCAGAAGGAAGCGGGTGTAAATTAAGAATATGGTCAAATTGGTTAGGAAGTATTACCCATATTTGGATAATAGATGGCGGAATTGGGTACATTTCTCCAAATATAACTTTTAAAAGTTCTATAGACTCAAGAATTTTTTTTATAGTTGACAATTCTAATATAACCCTATCACCACAAGGTGAAATAATTGCTATAAATCTAAACCAACCTGATAATATTGATTTAGATTCAAATTCTTTCTTTTATTTCTCAAATAATTTTTTAGACAGGGCTTCAGTTGGTTTAATCCAATCAGAAACATATTATTTATTAGAGGAAGTATGGAATGAAGATACTAATAAAAAAGAATTTTCAAAATTATCATATGAATTATTAGGTCCATTTGTTTCAGATTCATATTTTACAAATAATGGAATAACAACTTTAAATATTCCATTTAATCAATTTAATGCGTTTGGTGATAAAAATAACACTAAAATAAATGTTATTGGTGCTTTTCCAACCGTTCAAATTGGACAAAAAATAAAAGGTCCTGGGATTGACACCGAAACATAT